TGTCAGCCATGTTTTCGCCATGCGGAACGCGGCCCACCTAGCCCACTGGGCGACCAAATCCTACAGCGAGCATAAGGCGCTGGGTAAGCTATATGACGACCTGATCGACAAGATCGACAACATCGTCGAGGCATATCAGGGCTATTATGGCCTGATTGGCGAAGTGCGGATTATGATGATGCCCAAGGACCGGATTGCGGATCTGGTTCGCACGGAACTGGGCTGGATTCAGTCTAACCGCGAGAAGATTGCCAAGAAAAACACCATGATCGAGAACCTGATCGACGATCTGATGCAGACCTATTCGACTGCCCATTACAAGCTCGTAAACCTGAAATAGGAGAATGCCATGTTTGCAGGTAAAAAGACTTACATCACTGCCGCCGTTGCCGTCATTACCGCCATCGCAGCGTACCTGACCGGCGAAGCCTCTGTTGCTCAGACCGGCCAGTTGGTCTTCTCGGCCCTATTCGCGGCGTTTATACGCAACGGCATCGCGGCCTAATGCTGGCTTTACTGGCCCCGTTCTTTCAGCTTCTCAGCGGCCTTATGGGCTACTTTCGGGACAAAAAGCTGACAGACGGGGCGGTGGCTGAAGCCACGGTCCAATCTTTACAGGCGCGGTTACATGACATTCAGAAAGCAAATGAGGCTAGGGACGCTGTTCGCGCTGCTATTTCCGCTGATCCAAGCTTGCTCCGCGCCGCAGACCCAGATAGCCGGGACTGATTTTTGTGCAGTTGCGAAAGTCATCCAGTTCTCCCGGCTGAATGACACGTCAGAGACTATTGCCGCAGTCAAAGAGCATAACGCAGTCTATCACACCCTATGCCCGAAGGCCCCATGACCGCCCCGCCCGTTGTCCCGCTGATTTACATGATCGTGGTCTGCACGTTGGCCCTAGTCCTGCTGGCGGTCATCCTAGTCATGCTGGCGGGCCTCTTCGATCCCGTCGTGGACAATGAGGCCATTTTCAAGGTATTAGGCCCCGCCTTTCAAACCGTAGTTGGCGTGTTTTGCGGGGTTCTCGGCTCTAGGGTAATGAACGAAAAATGATCCCGACCTTTGAATACGCCATGCGCCTCCTGCTCCGCCACGAAGGCGGCTTTGTGAACCATCCCAGCGACCCCGGCGGCATGACCAACCTGGGCGTTACCAAGGCCGTCTGGGACGCCCACACGGGCAAGGACGCGTCGGAGGCGGATATGCGCGCCCTGACGCAGGAGGCCGTCCAGCCTGTCTATAAAGCCCGCTATTGGGACGCCATCCACGGGGACGCCCTGCCGCATGGGATTGATTATTGCCTGTTCGATTGTGCGGTCAATTCAGGCCCTAGCAGGGCGACCAAGCTGGCCCAGTATGTCCTGCATCAGAAGGTCGATGGCAGCCTCGGCCCCAAGACCCTGGCCGCGATCAAGGCGGCTGATCCAGTCGAGCTAATCGAGGACTACAGCCAGCGCCGCCTAGACTTCCTCAAATCCCTGCCGACATGGGGGACGTTTGGGACCGGCTGGGGCAAGCGGGTCAGCGAAGTTGAGCTTGAATCAAAAGAGTTCACGCGGAACGGATAAGCGGCTTAGGCGGCATATAACAAAGCTTGGCGTGGGCCTTGCAATAGGGCGGCTTGCCGTCCGGTATGCGGCCACAGAATAGCATTTCTGTAAGCGTATCAATTGGATAGCGGCAATGCTGGCTTGTTAGCTGCATCATCGTGACCGGCCAAATTTCAGGTATTGAAACGGACACAGGCGGGGTCGGCAATATTTCCTTGGGCAGCAAGGCCCGTGTTTTGGGCAATGGCTTGGGCGTGAAAACCGGGAGATTACGGCCAATCGGGACGGACGGGGCCGGGGACTTGTTGAGCTTTAAACGCGCTGCCTTGCCTATGGCTGCGTTCTTGGAAATGCCCATTTCCAAGCCAATAAAGGTGAAGCTGATGCCCGTTTTGCATAGCTCCTTCAGCCTAGAAATGGCCTTGTTATCCCAAATCACGAATAGCTCCGGGTCTGTAGAATTTTAACCCCGTCTCCGTCAATTTCGAGCGTGAGTAGGTCTCGGACAATATCCATAGCCCGGTCAAACGCTCCGGGTTCGGTATCATCATACTCAACTGCAAAATCGACGGAGACGCGGATAGATTTCACTAGTAATTGCCGCCAACGGGGTTAGATGCGCCAACAGGGGCAGCGGTTACGTTAGACGATCCCGGCAGGACATGGCCGCCGTCCCAGGGGGACTCATTAATCGGCCCAACGCAGTCGGCTAGGACAGCGCCATTGACGGGCTGCGGACGCTTGACGCAGGGGTAGGACCACATATTGCTCATGCCCAAGCCACGGCCCAGGGCGGTGGTAAACGTCCGGGGGACAGCCGGGACTACAGCCCAGCTTGGGGCCTGTGGGTAGCTGGTGGCCGTAGAGAACAGGCTCCAGACGCCGCCGGGGGCTGCCGGGGCCTTGCACGAGCCGGTCAGGTGCAGATCGGCAACGCTCTCGCCCTTCAGGACTGGGCAGACAGCACGGCCCTGTAGGAACGTCTTGCCGCCCACGACCATGGTCTTGCCGGTGGCCTCGGTGCTGGAGGCGGCGCACAGGGCATATTCGCCATGGCAAATGCCCAGCTTGGGCGCGGCGTAGGCGGGGGTTGCAACGCACAATACGGCAGCGGTGAGCAGGTATCGGTTCATAGGCTTTCCTTTTGTGTTGCGCCATATTTGGCAATTAACGCGGCATCGCTTCTACCATCGTCCTTCTTGCGCTGGAATAGCTCGGCGCTGGCCGGGAATAGCTGCATAGCCCGCTCCCGGCTGCCGTCCTTGCCGTCCCTGACGCCCATAGCCTTCTGCCAGCTTTGTGGCGTGACCAGCGTGGTTGGGATGTCGAACGCCGCCAGGACGCCTTCTATGATGCCCGCAGAGCGTCCAAAACTAAAAACTGACGACACGCCCTGACCAGCCATGGCGTTGACCTTCTCCAGAAAAGCCGCTTCGACATGGCGTTTAACCACTATGGCCGCGACCAACTGGGCGCTGACTTCCCGCTTTTCCTTGCGGTTTCGCATGACCGTGACTGTGGGCATATCCTCGACGGCTATGATGCCGGTCATGGTGTCGAGGAACGCCAACGCGCCTGACAGGCCGGGGTCTATGCCAAGGATGATCATTTCTCCTCCAGCGCGGCGTCACACATCGCCACCCACTCGCACTCAATAATATCGTTGAGCAACGTCCCGCGCGTGTACCCACCAACCGGGTGTGCGGCTGATCCAGCGTCAAGCATCTCAGGCGTACAGTCACGCATGGCGGCAATGGCGGCGCGGGCAATGGTAATGGCGTCTTCGTTTGACAGATATTCGCGCAAGTCACCCAGCGGAAACACATAACAGCGTTTAACTGCCTTCGCCACACGTTCGATCATGTCGGTCATTTCTTTTCCTCCAGCGCGGCGTCAACCACGGCAGAGTAAATCTTTGTTATCATTTTAGGGTTGGCCACCCCAGCAGTATAAGCTGATGCAACAGTTTGAGCCATTTCCTCAGTAGGCTCCCGCATGGCTACAATGGCAGCGCGGGCTAGTTCGTTTGGCTTGTAATCGCCGTGCTGTAGCAATGCGTCATTGATAGCCTTCGCTACCCGTTTGATCATGTCGGTCATTTCATCTCCTCATGGCCCAGCACTAAGGTTAGCAACCTATACGACCATATCTTTGCCATAGCCTTACGGCTCATACCCCGCTCTGCGTTGGACCGTATCAGATCAACAGACTTGGCATGGTGGCGCAGATACACCGCGTCCTCGTTGCGAGACTGCCGTTCCATAATCAAGGCGTGTAATGCGCTGTCGCGCTCGCAGACTTGCATATGTGGCCTAGAAAGGTATTTCGTCATTTAGATCATCCATGGAAATCGTAGGCCCAAGGTCAACAACGGGCTTCTTCTTGCGCCCACGCCTGACAACTTCCCGGCTGGGCGTGTGGGCGGGGCCGTTCTTGAATGTCTCGCCTGTGCCTTCAACGAAATACTCGACAAAGTTCACGCCGCCGTCAACGGGCGTCCCATGTACCAAGGCCGGGATGAATAAGTGGCTGTCACAGCCCTTGCGCTGGTCCTCGGCTGACAATTCCTTGTCATGCTCATGGCACTGCCATTTGCCGTTAGCTGTGGGCGTGGAATGGCAGCAAGTCCGGCAGTTAGCCTCGGCTGGCTCCTGCTGGTGGCACAGCTTGTACATATCGCACATCTTGCACAGCCAATTAGATGGGTCTTCGCTGATCTTGTCGGCGGGCGTGGCGCGTTTAATCGTGCGCCCGGCCCGTGCCAGCAAGTCCCGGTATGTCTCCTTGTCGAAATGCACCCATTCGGTGTGCATGTCGTCCGTGTTCTTGTTGATGCATATGTACATGGCGCGGTCCATATCCATCATGCCCATGTAGGTCTGCATCTGGGCATAGTGCTGGGGCTTGGCAGATTGGACGCCCTTGGCCTTTAGGCTGGTAAATGCCTTGTCGTTGGCGGTCTTTATCTCCAGTACGGCCCATGTTTTCGGCGCTTCAGGGAAGCCCAAACCCACGCCGTCAACGCTCCCGCCAAAGTGGCCGGTACTATCACGGCAAGTGATCTGCTTACCGCCGTCTTCAGTGTGTAGTTCAACACCGATTGCACGAAGCTCCTCATAAACACGCGCCTCCTCGCGCTTGCCAGTATTGAACAACCGAAGGACGCGCCCCCCAAACTGGGGGGTCGCAGCCCAACGGAATGTAAGCCAAAGAAAACGGTCACAGTGATGCCCGATCAATGACGCACCAAGATGCTCGCGGTGGTCTTCTTTTTTGCTTTCGTACCACTCGTAAATCTTGCGGGCCGTGGTGTGCATGGATGCGGGCAGGGGTGGCATTACTTACGCTCCCAGGGCTTCTTGCCGGAAGTCACGGCAACAGTGGCGCGGGGCGTCTTGGCCATAGACGTATAGCCCATGACCTTGTTACGGGTCGGGTCACGCCGGTCAATGTCCAGCGACATGACAAAGGGAATGTCATGCAACTGCTCGCTGCTCTCCAGCTTGTCGATGTTGAAAGCCGCCTTGATGCCGTTAAGCTGGCCTCGGGCGATCTCTTCAGTCACCTTGTTGGCGTTCACGACATTCAGGCGTTCCCAGATGCGGCGGCCAGAGTGCGCGCCGTCGATGATCTGGATGGTAAGCTCCAGGTACTCGCCGGTCCCGGCCTTGGTCGTCTTCATCTGGCTGTCAGAGATCATGGCATTGTAGTCACCGGGCGGCAGCGGTTCAAAGCTGGTGCGCTTGGGGGCTTCGTAGGTCGATACGTCAAAGTCAAATACAGGCATTGGTTTGTTCCTTGTGGTTAGCTGATGGCTTCGGCAAATGCGTCCCACGACAACGGGATGCTTTCAGGCATGTTATAGCGGTTTTTCGCCATGTAAGCGGGGCGCTCACTCGTAAACAACAACCGCTCGCCCGTCGAGATGCCGCGATTGTTGGTCTGGTTAAAGCCCACATCGTCCTTCTTAACGATGGTCTTATAGTTGGCGAACAGGACGGCATCAGACCATTCACGAACCACAGCATTGCTGCGTTCCTGTAGCTTGGGCTGGTAGCGGTCATATGGCTCAACTTCAGGGCTGTCAAAGCGTTTAATCGTAGTATGGGCAATCAGGATGATGGCCATGCCCTTGTCGTTCCGCAGGGCGTTCAGGCCGTCCAGTATTTCCCGCCAGCGTTCGGCAGCGATAAGGCTGCCCTTACCATAAGCCAAGTCCTTGGCATCGTATTTCTGTTCAATCTCACGCTGGATGATGGCTTCTAGCCAATCCAAGCTGTCGATCACCACAGTCTCGAACGCATGGTTGTCTTTGTAAAGCGATGCAATAGCGTCCATGACATCAGCAAACGATGTTGCCAATGGAAAGTGATTGACCTTGAGCGATCCAAGACCGTCCTCAGTCAAGATATAGATGGGGTTAGGCGCACCGGCACAAAATGTAGACTTGCCGATGCCTTCGACCCCATAAACCATAATGCGGGGGGCGGCCATTGCGTCGTTCTTGCGTATGCTCTTGAGATCAAATGCCATTATTCTGTCTCCTCTATAGTTATGCTGGTTTTCATGGGCTTGGTTGTGACTGCCTGGGCTATGCGCTTCCACAGATCGGGGCGGTTGGCACGAAGGAACTTAAGCGCGGCCTCGTCGGCCTTGGTTTCAGTCTTGACGGGCTTCTGTTCTTCCGGCCAGTCGGCGGTTATCTCTAGCAGTGCGTCCAAGTCTGCCTTATAGGACAGCTTGCCGATCAGCTTCAGCTTGTAGCCGTTCGTCAGCGTCAAGCTAGACGACCCTTCCTCCTTGGCTGGGGACAAGGCCAAAATCTTGTCTTCTATACGCAAGCGTTCTGCATTAGCTTGCCGCTCCGCGTCCTTGACTGTAAGCCAACGCTCGGCCAGATGTTCAAGTTCTGCTTGTGTGTTTGATGTCATGGCGGTCTCCAAATCAGGTGCGCTATGCGTAGCATCCTGTTTGCGGAAACTACAATATGTTTATTTTACAAAATGTCTATTGCGCACAGTTTACAGCCGTGCATATTAAGCGAATCACTACTTAAAGGATTTTTTATGTCACATATCAAAGGCCGTTGTGAACCGGCCTATTCCGTTATCCGCCGCCTCGGCGGTGTTACAGCCACAGCAAAAATCCTCGCCATCGCCCCAAGCTCAGTCAGCCGTTGGT